GCCTTATTACATAACCGATAACGCCGCTGACTGTTCAGGTTGGGCAACTGTTAAAGATGATGGTGAAGTTATGGGATGCCACACAACTAAACAAGCCGCTATTGATCAGATGGTTGCTATCTCTATCGCTGAAGAAATTGAACCAGGTGGGGAAAGATTGAAAAAGAAAAATAAAATGAAGAAAACAAATTATCGTGTTTTACCTGATAATTACAGACCATCTTTATCAGAAGATGTTCCAGAGGGTAGGGCTTGTGGTAATTGTGTTTTTTATATTGAAGATGATGTTAAAGAATTTGCTGATGGTGAACTTCGTGCTTGGTGCGAAAAATGGGATGATTATGTTAATGGGGCTTATTACTGTAACGCTTGGCAACCAGCATTAGAAGATAGAGCAGAACCAGGTGCTTTGAATGTTGGTGATTTTGTTTCTTGGAATAGTTCAGGGGGCAGAGCACGTGGGCGTATTCAACGTATTGTTAATGATGGAACTATAAATGTTCCAGATTCATCTTTTTCTATAACAGGAACTGCTGATGATCCTGCTGCTTTGATAAGAATTTATAGTCGTGAGGGTAATGGTTGGGATGAAACCGATACTCTTGTTGGTCACAAATTTTCAACTTTAACTAAAATTGATGATTTACCTGAAAATACTTTAGATGATGATGAGGAACGTCAAGTTAATTTAACTCCACCTGCTTATATGCGTGCTGCTGCTCGCAGAGGTCTTGAACTGAATCGTCAAGGTTTTGGTGGAGATGGTTTGACAGATAAAACTAAACAAGAGGCCAGAGATATGGCTGATGGTCGCGTGTCTGAAGATAAGTGGCGCAGGATTGCTCCTTGGATTGCTCGTCATCTTGTTGATTTAGATGCACCAAAAAATTCTAATCCCTCTGATCCTGAATATCCTGGTGCAGGACTTGTTGCTCATTTACTGTGGGGAAGCGGTCCATCAAAGAGAGCAGCACAAAGGGCTTTGGATTATGCGCAAGGTGTAGTTAATAGGTTAGATGCAGAAGAAAATAAATCACGTTACTCGTCAATCAATGTAAACTTAAATAAAGAAGAAAAGGAAAACAAAGTGAATAAAGTTGAACGCAGAATAAAAACAGATGTTGATTTTGAATTAAGAGTTGAAGCAACCGAATCTGACGGAATGCGTTTCACAGGATACGCAGCAGTTTTCAACAGCGACTCAGAACCCCTACCTTTCATTGAAAGAATTATGCCTGGTGCTTTCAAACGTTCACTTAAAGCACGCAACGAAGTCAAACTTTTCAAAAATCACAATATGGATGAAGTTTTGGCTTCCACTCGTTCAAAAACTTTAAGACTATCTGAAGATTCAAAAGGTTTATTGGCTGAAGCAACTTTGCCTGATACAACTGCTGGTCGTGACTTGGCTGTTCTTATGAAACGTGGAGATGTTCACGCAATGAGTTTTGGTTTCTCTGTTCCATCAAAAGGAGATAGATGGTCTGATGATGGAATGACAAGAGAATTAAAAGAAATTCGTTTACACGAAGTTTCAATTGTTACAGGTTTTCCAGCATACGAAGCAACAACTGCTTCAGTAAGATCATTAGATATTCTTGCAACAAGAACTAATGTTGATGTTGATGCTTTGGCTGATGCAATGGTCAAACTTGAAGCAGGAGAAAAATTAGCAGGTTCTGATGCTGATCTTCTACAAGAAGTTGTTACTAAGTTAAGAGATAACACACCAACTTCAGATGATTTGTTGGAATTAAAACGTAAACAATTAGACCTACTATTTAAGGCTGTATAACAATGGATAGAGCAAAAGTAAAAGAAGCAATTCTTAAAACAGCAGGATACCCAGAATCAGGTGTTATCGCACAATTAGCAGATGCAATGGCTGATGCAATTTGCGATATAAATAAACCTGTTGAAATGAAAAAGTTTGAACCTGTTCAAGAAACAAGAATTCAAGAGATTAAAGAAACACGTTAAAAGTTTGTTAGACTAATGGTGGTTGCGTGGATGCCACCACCATTTTTACTGTCGAGTGAGCCTCGCAGATGCACGTTATCAAAACCAATTCTATAAGGAGTATTCGTGGAATACATCAAACAACAACACGAAGCACGTCAAAAGGCTTGGCACGAAGCCAAAGCACTTCTTGATACTGCTGCGGCAGAAAAGCGCGATTTAACTGCCGAGGAAAACGCAAAATACGAAAATATTTCTGCTGACCTAGATTCACGCGCAAAGGTAATCGAAACACTTAAAGCAGATGCAGAACGCGAAATCCGCGCCGCTGAATCAATGCAAGGTTTCGAAAACCAAGCAAGACCAGTTGCAGAAGTACGCAACGAAAAGAATGATGCAGATGCCATCCGTGCTTTAGCACGCGGTGAAATCCGTTCATACAATTTCGAAAAGCGTGATGTAACTACAGGTTCAACTGGTTCACCAGTTCCAACTTCTTTCTACGATCAAGTTATCTTGCTTGCTAGAACAGTCGGTCCAATGTTAGAAACCTCAACCATCTTGAACACAGCAGGCGGAGAGAATTTACAAATTCCTTCACTTTCTGCATATTCAACTGGAACAGTAACTTCAGAAGGCAACGCAATCGGCGAATCTGATCCAACATTCAATAACTTCGTAACTCTTGGTGCATACAAGTACTCATTCTTGACCCAAGTTTCACGCGAACTTGTTGAAGATGCTGGTGTAGATATTCTTGGCTTCCTTGCTACCCAAACAGGTAACGCAATGGGTTACGCCGTGAATAACGCTTTGACTGTGGGTACAGGAACAGTTCAACCTAACGGAATTGTTACACAAGCAGGTTCTGCTGTAACAGGAACTTCCCTAAACCCAACTGCTGATAACTTGATTGATCTTGTTTACAGCATTGAAACAGTAGGTCGTAGACTTCCAGGAACAGGTTTCCAAATGAACTCTGCATCTATTGCAAACGTACGTAAATTGAAAGACGGCGCTGGACAATACTTGTTCACACCATCACTTTCAGCAGACGCACGTGACTTGCTACTTGGTTATCCAATATTCGAAAACCCAGCAATGGCTTCAGCAGCATCAGCAGCCAAACCTGTAATTTTCGGAAATCTTCCAAGTTACTACGTACGTCAAGTTGGCGGACTTAAATTAGATCGTTCTGATGATTTTGCATTCAGCAATGATTTAATTACATTCCGTTCAACATTCCGCGTGGATGGTGCACTTATCCAGACCAGTCACGTTAAATTCTTCAAATCATCAAACTCCTAAACCGAGTCTGATTTGAGAAAAGTTCTAGGATACGGAGCGCAGGCCGTGTCCTAGACATACTCGTCTCCCATCTGTAATAAGGTGGGAGACAACCTGCGTCTATATGGAGTCCTGTGTGAATCGTGAACAACGAAGATTATTAGAAAAACAAAATAAAAAACAAAACGTACAAAATGTTGTACAACATCCAAGAAAAATTCTTTGGGTATCAAATGCACCTTGGGCCACAACTGGTTATGGTCAACAGACCGCTCAAGCAATTACAAGACTTAAAGCAGACGGCAATGATGTTGCTGTTGCAGCAAATTATGGTTTAGAAGCATCTGCAACTGTTTGGAATTCTCCCGCTGGCAGTATTCCTGTTTATCCTCGTGGTAACGAAACTTGGTCTAATGATGTTGTTCCAGCGCATATGCACGATTGGTCTAGTAGAGATAAAGATGCTGAACATTTATTGATGACCTTGTTTGATGTTTGGGTTTTCAAAGGCGATAAGTGGAAAGAATTCCCTGTTGCTTCTTGGACACCTATTGATCACGTTCCAGCACCACCAGAAGTTTCGGCTTGGTGTAGACAACCTTATGTTTACCCGATTGCTATGAGCCAGTTTGGTAAAGCAATGTTAGAAAATGTTGGAATTGAATCTTGGTATGTACCACACGCAATTGAATCTATTTTCAAACCTACAAAGAATTTCAAAACTCTTGATGGTGATGAAATGTCTGGTAGAGAGTTTATGAAAATTGGTGAAGATAAATTTGTTGTTGGTATGAATGCCGCTAACAAAGGTGTGTCACCTGTTCGTAAAGCGTTTGGTGAAAATCTTTTAGCGTTTTCAATGTTCGCTCAAAAATATGATGACGCTGTTTTGTATTTGCATACTGAGGCTTCTGGTTCACTTGGTGGAATTAAATTAAATGATTTGATTTTGTCTTGTGGTATTGATCCGCAAAAAGTTATTTTTCCTGATCCGTATTTGTTGCGTTCTGGAATCAGTCAAGATGTGATGGCCAGTATTTATTCTGGTATGGATGTTTTGCTTGCGACCAGTTATGGTGAGGGCTTTGGTATTCCAACGATTGAAGCGCAAGCCTGTGGTGTTCCTGTGATTGTTTCTGACTTTGCTGCTTCCGCTGAACTTTGTGGTGATGGTTGGAAGATTGGTGGGCAACCTCTTTGGGATGCTCCTCAGAAAGCGTGGTTTCATTTACCATCTGTTCCTGAAATTGTTGACGCACTCACACAGGCGTATAAGAGAGGGCGTGGGACTAGCGAGAAAGCAATTGAGTTTGCTAAACAGTATGAAGCCGATTTTGTTTTCGATACTCAATGGAAACCAACTTTGGACAGCATATTTGCAAGAGCCGCTTCTGATAGGCCTAAAAAGGCTTAAAAGGGCAAAATCTGAGCCTTTAGTGATTGGGGAGACATAACTTGATACCAGCAATGATTGTTCCTGTTTTAACACGTTACGACTTATTGGACAGAATGATCAAGTCCATAAACTACCCAATCAAAGATTTAGTCGTCATAGACAACGGAGCAAAAGGTCACGACTGGCAACCTCTTTGGAATCAATGGGTTTCAAAAATTTGGCACATCAAACTACCGAGCAACCTTGGTGTTCCTGGTTCTTGGAATCTTGGAATCAAATCTTTACCTCAATCGGATTACTGGTTGGTTTCTAATTTTGATGTTGAGTGGGGTGGGGACTCTCTCAAGATGTTTCAAGAAATTTCAAGCAAAAACAAACTGGTTCTTTCTAATGGTGCACCAAGTTGGTGTGCTTTTAGTGTGGGATGGGAAGTTATAGACAAAGTTGGTTTATTTGATGAATCTTTTGTTCCAGCATATTTTGAAGATAACGATTTTGAAAGACGTTGCGAATTCCACAATGTTGAAGTTGTAAATTCTTTTATTCCTATCGCTCACGATAATTCATCAACGTTAAAGGCAGGATTTCAAAGTCAAAACGATTTATCTTTCTCAGCCAACTCAGAATATATGAATCACAAAATTAAAACTCAAGATTTCACAGAGGGCAGATGGTCTATAAGGAGACGGAGAAAATATGGGTGGGATTGAAATTGCTGATGTGACTGTTTGCACAGCAACAATTCCAACAAGAATTGAGTTATTGAAACGTGCTGTTAGAAGTGTTGAAAATCAAACATTAAAAGTTAAAAAACATTTGATTAAGTTAGATGTAGAAAAGTTAGGTCAGCCTCTTGTTTTAGATCAAATTATTAAAGAAGCAAAAACAAAATATGTTGCAATTCTTGATGATGATGATGAGTTCTTGCCTAACCACATTGAATTGTTGTATAAAAAAATTGTTGAGACTAAAGCCGATTTAGTGTTCCCACATTTTAGATATTCCAATCTTTCTGATGCTGGTCATTTAGAGAGATTTAGAGGTCTTGCTTGGGACAATAACAACCCTCATCAAGTCCCTGTAACTTGGATTGCTAAACGTAAAACTATTTTAGAAGTCGGCGGGTTTAGTGGAGATTTTGATGTTCTAAGTTTTGAAGTGGACAGTCAAGGAAATCGTATTGGAAACGATTTTAATCTCATAAAGAAACTTTCAAAGGCAAATAAACACATAACAAACATTCCAGAGATAACTTGGATTTATCACGTTGGACACCCATCAACTTTAGGAATGCCTATCAGATGGTAGATGTGACAATAATGGCTTGGATTTATGGCGAAAACTACGATCAGTTTTTACCTCAATGGCTAGATGGCATAAAAAATCTCAACACTAAACCTAAAAGGATAATTGTTTGTTCCGATAGGCCAAGAGATATTAAAGGTGTTGAAGTCATTGTTAAAGAGATTGAACCTGATTGGAAAGTTCCTAATCCATATTACGCAAACTTTATTTGTAATTACACAGATACAGAGTGGATGCTGTTGATGGACATTGATGATGTTATTGATTCACAATGCTTAGACGGATTAAATGAGATTGATGCTGATGTTTGGCTTATGGGAATAAATATCAATGGTCACGAAAAATATTTACCACCACAAATGAGCAACCATTCAATTTCTACTGACCCTAATTGCTATTTTTGTTTTGGTTCTCCATTCAAAAGAAAACTCGCTTTAGACCACCCATTTCACGACTCCCCATATACGGATTGGATTTTTTGGAGACAGATAGCACGAGCAGGGGCAAAATTTGAGTGGGCTAATAAGATTGGCTATAAGTACAGAAAAGACTTTAGCAACTCAATGAGTGGTTGGGCTAACGCTGAAGTTAAATGGAGAGAAGAAGCGTTAACCTTATGAATTTTTTAGATTTCAAATCAAAATATTGCAAAGAAACACCAAATATGATTTTTCTTCCACCAAAAATTCAAGGTTGGAATTCAGAAAGCGTTGCACTAAAAAAAGCAATTGAACAAACAAATCCAGAATCAATAGTTGAAGTTGGAAGTTGGCTTGGGGCTTCTGCTTTATTTATGGCCGCACAATCTAACGCACAAATCATATGCGTAGATACTTTTTTAGGCTCAAATGAAATTCTTTGGCGAGAAGAAAATGTTAAAAACGTAACTCAAAACTTCTCACAAATTTATGATCAGTTCTGCGCAAACATCACTCATTCAAACTTAAATAACATAATCAGCCCCCTACCTATGACATCATCATCTGCTGCTGAACTTTTTGCAAAAGAGCAAGTAAAGGTAGATATGGTTTACATTGATGCTGGTCACAGAGAACGCGAAGTTTATGCAGATTTACAGGATTGGTGGCCTTTAACCAATAAAGTTCTAGTCGGAGACGACTATGATTCAACTTGGAGCGGTGTGATTTCTGCTGCAAATAGATTTGCTTCTGAGAACAACTTAAATCTTGAAATAATGGATTCTAAGTTTCTGTTGTTCCGATAGACTAGCCGCAAGAACTTAGGAGTTATTTTGGCAATTACAAATGGTTATGCTTCGCTGACCGAAGTTAAAGCAGCGTTACGTATAACAGATACTATTGATGATTCATTGTTAGAGATGGCAGTTGAATCTGCCTCAAGACTTATAGATGGTTATGCTGCACGCCAATTTTATTCTCAAGGTACTGCTACAAGATATTTTGTTGCACAGGATGATTTCGTTGTTGAAGTTGATGATCTTTCAAGCGGAACAGTAACAATTACCACAGCACAAGACGCTGATGGTGTTTTTGACACAACTTGGGGAACAGATGATTACCAACTTGAACCTTTGAATGGTGTGCTTGATGGCATCCCTTGGCCTTACAATCAAATTCGCGCTGTCGGAGATTATCTCTGGCCCATCAGCGGGGGCGAAGCGTTAATTAAAGTTGTTGGTGTTTATGGTTGGCCGTCTGTACCAATTGCAGTTAAACAGGCTTGCATTATTCAAGCATCAAGAATTTACAAACGTTTAGATTCACCTCTTGGCGTTGCTGGCTTCGGCGATCTTGGAGCAATTCGAGTTTCTAGCCAACTTGATCCTGATGTTGCACAACTTGTTATGCCTTACAGAAGATTGCGAAACTTTGCCTAATGGCATCAATCTCACAAATCCGAAGTGGTCTAGCAACACGTCTTGGAACAATCACAGGTTTAAGAACTTCTGCATTTATGCCAGATAACCCAAACCCACCTGTTGCAATTGTTATGCCATCAAGTGTTTCTTATGATGATGTTTTCAAAAGAGGTATGCAAACTTATGTTTTTAATGTCCTTGTCATTGTTGGCAGGGTTGACGAAAGAACTGCGCAATCCAATCTTGATGCCTATGTTTCCAGCACAGGCACTTCAAGCATCAAATTAGCGATTGAGGGAGACAAAACTCTTGGTGGAGTTGTGTTCGATACAAGAGTTACTGAGATGAGAAACTACGGCCAACTGCCTGTTTCTGAGATAGTATATTTAACAGCAGAGTTTACAGTTCTTTGCTACGCAGACTAGGAGTAACAACAAATGGCAAAATTTGCTGCAACAGACTATTTTGTTTCAATCAATGGTTCAGATTTTTCAACAAATCTTAACTCCGTTGAATTGTCACAAGAGGCTGACGATTTAGAAACTACCGCTTTCGGTTCTTCTTGGAGAACTAGAATCGGTGGATTAAAACAAGCATCACTAACACTAAACTTTATGCAAGATTTCGGTGCAGGTTCAGTTGATGCAACACTTAACCCATTACTAGGTTCAATTGCAACAGTTGTAATCAAACCTACAAGTGGAACAGTTAATTCAACCAACCCAACTTATACAATGACAGCATTGGTAACTCAATACAGTCCATTCGCCAGTTCCGTGGGCGATATTGCTACGCTAAGTGTGACTTTCCCAATTTCAGGAACAGTAACAAGAGCAACCGCTTAATAAAAAAGGAAACAAATGAAAATCAACCTGCGCGTGAAATACCAAGATGGTGTTTCAAAAGAAATAGTTTGTTCAGCAAGAGACTTAGTTGCGTTTGAAGAAAAATACAGCAGGTCAGTAGCAAAACTCGAAGCCGAGTTCAAACTTACTGACCTGCTTTTTCTAGCGTGGCATAGTGAAAAAAGAACCAATGCAACAAAAAAAGAATTTGATAATTGGTTAGACGAAGTTGATGAGATTGGCGTAAGCGACAACGACCCAAAATAAAACCGCTCGGAGAAAACTCTGAGCATTGGTTTATTGCTTACCTTTCCTGCGAAACAGGAATTGCGCCCTCTTTGCTATTACAAGAGAGTGATCGTATGCTTTTCACAATGGGTATGTATCTGCGCTGGAGAGCAACAGAAGCAAACAAGAGGTAATCGTGGCTATTGGACTTAAAACAGAAGTTCGTGGTCTGCGTGAAACCTTAATTGAATTACGTGAATTAGATACAGAAGTATACAAACAAATAAATTCTGATATAAAAAATGCTGCTTTGCCTTTTGCTAGAGGGATTGAAAGTGGTTTACCTAAATCTTTACCAATAAAAGGTTTTACGCATAATGGGGAAACAGCATTTAAGGCTTCTGAAAATAAAACAGATGTCAAAATAAGTGTTAAAAAACCAAGAAGTGATAGACCAACATCATTGTTAAAAGTTATTGTTAAAGGTCGAGGTTTGGCTATTGCCGATATGGCTGGTCATCCTAAATCTAGATATACACCTAAAGCAAGGTCAGCAGCATCAAGAGGTAGACCAACTGGTTATCGAATGAATGGTCAAGGTGCTGGATTGAAAAGAAAACTTGGACCAACTCAAGGTTCACGTTTTGTTTGGCCTGCCGCTTTGAAAAATCAGAAATTGATCGATAATAGTATTGAGCGTTCTTTACAGGAAGCATCCGCGAAAGTTAACAGGAATTTATTGGTGGTTAAATAATGGCAATCATTATCCCGATTCTCACGCAATTTGATGATAGAGGACTTAAATCTGCGGTCAGAGAATTTGAAAGAGCCAAAACAGGTATAGATAAATTTGGTGCTGTTGGAAAGATTTTTGACAACGTTGGCCAATCTTTAACAAAGAACTTAACTGTTCCTATTCTTGCTGTTGGTGGCGCATTAGGTTTTATGATCAAAGAGGCCATAGAGGCCGAGGCTGTAACTTCAAGACTAAGACAAATTCTTTTAACAACTGGTGGTGCAACTAATGCCCAAGTTGAGGCTTTATTAAAACAAGCCGCTGCTTTAGAAAAAGTTGGTGTTGCTTCTAGAGAAAGCATTGTTACAACACAAGCACAACTTGCAACTTTTGATTTACAAGCCGACACAATATCAGCACTTACGCCAGCGATTTTAGATTATGTTCTAGCAGAAAAAGGTGCTACTGCTACTGGTGACGATTTCAAGTCTATGACAAATGGTCTGGCACAGGCATTGAATGGACAGTTTGCTTCTTTGACAAGAGTTGGATTTGTTTTAGATGAAGATACTAAAAAGAAAATTGCTAATGGTACAGAATCTGAACGTGCTGCTGCACTTGTTGAAGTTCTTAATTCAACATATAAAGGTTTCAATGAATCTCTTTTAGCAACACCACAGGGCCGAATAATTGCCTTACAAAGAGAGTTCGGGGATTTAAGACAAGAACTTGGTTCAGTATTTCTTCCTGTTGCTATGGAAATTAGCACAGTCATAAAAGATAGCGTTATTCCTGAGATACAAAAATTAGTTGACAAGTTTAAGTCTTTAAGTCCTGAAACAATTAACACAGGATTGAAGATTCTTGGTTTGATTGCCATTCTTGGACCATTGGCAATTGTTATAGGCAAGGTAATCGGTGCAATTCAAATATTTATAGGAGTTTTCAAAATATTATCAGCAGTTCTATTAACTAACCCAATTTATTTAGTAGCCGCTGGTCTAGCACTATTAGTCGTTGCTTTAATTCACGCTTTTAGAACATCAGATAAATTCCGTCAAGGAATCCAAAAACTAGGAAATGCTTTTATCACTTTTGCTGAGGGAGCAATCAATTTTGTTATTGATCATATGAATTTATTCTTACAAGGAATGAATTTAGTAATTAGAGGCCTGCAAATGTTTGGGGTTGATGTTAAAGAAGTTGGTCAGATAGCACCAGTCTCTCTCAAGCGAATAAGCCTTGCAACAGTTGAAGCATCAAACAATATGGGTGCTTTAGCAGCACAAACAGACACTCTCGGAACAGAGGTAAGTGAAACAGTTGTACCAAGCATAGGCAAGATGAATAAAGGCTTAGAAAAAACTTCTGAAGAACTTAAAAAAGTTAAAGAAGCAGCAAAAAATGCTGCTCAAGTTGTTGTTGATAATCTAGAAGAATCTTTACGTAAAGCAGAATCAGCCCTTGAAGATGTACGTGGCAAGTTCACTAACTTCAAGAACGCCATTGGTAGCACAATCACAGGAATCTTAAACTTCGGTAAAGCCGCTGAATCAGAAAACTTCTTAAAAGGTTTAGCAGATCAAGCAAATCAAGCCACAGTTTTTGCAGACAAAGTTAAACAACTCGTTGTTCTTGGATTAAATGAGAGAGCAATTAGACAAGTTCTTGATGCAGGTTTTGAAGCAGGTTCAAAGATTGCTGACAACATCATTACTGGTGGCGCAACAGTTGTTGAACAGGTAAACACTCTTGTTAATTCAATATTTAGTGTTGCTGATCAAGTTGGCGAATTCGGTGCTGTTGCTTTCTATGACGCTGGTGTTAAACAAGCAGAAGCAATGGTTGATGGAATTAAAACAGAATTAGAACGAGCACGAGCAGAACTTAAATCAATCGTTGAGGGCTTAACCACAACTGCACCTAGTGGTGGTGCTCCATCAGCAACTCAAGCCCCTGCTGACGAACGTAAAACTGACACAGGAACAAAACTGCAACCAGGAAAACTTTTGACCTCAACTCAGTTTGCTAAAGCAGCAAATGTTTTGAAAACTTCTGGAACTGCTGCTGCTTCTTATACTGCTTTGGCTTATGCGTTACAAAATAAAACTGTAAAAATGGCTAAAGGTGGAATTGTTACTGGACCAACCAATGCGCTTATTGGTG